ATTAGCATACCAAATTGCTAAAAAAGCTAAAGAGCTTAAAAGAGACATGGAAGCAACTATCACAGGCAACATTGCTGAAGTAACTGGTGGTTCTTCTACTGCGAGAAAAATGGGAACTCTTGGATCTTGGGTTGTTACTAACGATGACCTAGCATCTGATGGTGCTTCTGGTGCAGGTGCAGGAAATGCAGCTCACACAGATGGTACTCAAAGAGCTTTCACAGAATCTCAATTAAAATCAGTTATTAAATCAGTATGGAATGCTGGTGGAGACCCATCTATGATTATGTGTGGGCCTTTCAACAAGCAAAAATTATCAGGTTTTACTGGTAATTCTACTAGATTTGATGCTGGTGCAGACGCAACTTTATACACTTCAGTAGACGTGTACGCATCTGACTTCGGTCAATTGCAAGTAGTACCTAATAGATTCTCTAGAGATAGAGACGCTTATGTACTAGACATGGAATACTGGGGAATTGCGTTCTTAAGAGACTTCTCTATGCATGAACTTGCTAAAACTGGTGACTCAGAGAAAAGACAGCTTCTTGTTGAAGCAACTCTGGAATCTAGAAATGAAGGAGCTTCAGGCTTAGTAGCAGACTTAACTACATCATAATAATATAACTGTTTAGGGGAGTAACCTAATATCTGCTCCCCTAGCAGATTCTAAACAATGAAGATCTGAGATAGGTTAGGATCGGAACATTAAAGGAACAAAATGAGAACACTTAACGACTACTTTTTAACATCAGCTATACCTGATGTATCAACAGCATCATCAACATTTGTAAATGTACCAGATGGTGGAAGAATTATTAAAATTTTCGCACATAACAAAGCAACTACTTCAGGCACAGCAGCTATTACTTTTGAAATAGATGGTGTAGCTTGTGCTAGTGCAGCTATCAGTCATGTAGCATCAGGATCTGCAGGAAAAAAATATTCAGTAGAACCTACTGCAACTAACGATGTTCTAGAGGGATCTGTAATTGAAGCAATCACTAATGGTGGTTCTACAAATGCATCTAAAATGGAAATTACTTACGTTATAAGAAGATAATTAATTATGGGGATGGCAACATCCCCAAACACAAAGGAATAAAACTATGTATGGGAGCAACTACGCAATGAGACCTCTAACTACACAAAAGGTTACATCTTCTGGTTCGTCTGCAGCTTCATCTGCTTTTAGTGCTAATATTGAATATGTTAGAATTATACCAGATGCTGATTGTCATATCGAATTTGGAACAGCACCAACAGCAACTAATGCTAAAATATTTTTAGAAGCTAAATCTTCTGAATGTTTTAAAGTTTCGCCTGGCGAAAAAGTAGCTGTAATTGGATCAGTAAATTTATACGTTACAGAATTATCTGAATAATTTATGGGTAAAATAAGATCAGTTGAATATGATGCTGGAATAAAGACTAAATACATTAAAGAGTCTGATGGTAAATTAACTATTAATAACTCTCAAGATGTAAACCCTTTATTGAAAAGAAACAAAGCATTATATAATCACGATAGTGGTTATATTTCTGCTGCTAAAGAAATGAAAAGAGTGGCAAGTATACCACCTTTAATACTTTCAATATGGGCTAAAGAATACAATGGAACTAACAACTGGTTTCAATTACCTAAAGATATACAAAGAAAAATTATGAGAACTAAACTTAATAGTAATGAGTTTAGATATTTTAGAACAGCTGAAGGAAATTTATAATGGCACTAACAACATTTTCAGGATTAAAATCATCTATAGCAGATTGGTTAAATAGATCTGATTTGACAACTCAAATTGCAGATTTTATTGCACTAACTGAAGCTGACTTTAATGCTAAACTAAGAATACGACAGATGGAACAAATAGATGCTATTACAATAGACTCTGAAACAGAAACTGTTCCAACTGGTTTTATTGCAGTAAGATCTTTATACATATTATCAGCTAGTACTAAATATGTTTTAGAATACATAACTCCACATAATATGTTTGAAATTAAAGCTGGTTCAACAACTGCTAGACCTAGAGTCTATACAATTGAGAGTGATAATGAAACAGAAACTTTACGTTTTGGCCCTGCCCCTGATACTTCTTATACTGGGTACTTATCATATTATAAAGCTTTTGGAGCTCTTAGCGATTCTAATACATCAAATTACATTTTAGCAAATCATCCAGGAATATATTTATATGGTTCATTATACCATGCAGCTAACTTTTTAGGTGGAATAGATCCTAACCAAGTACAACAATGGTTACAGATGTATATATCTGCTATGGAAAGATGTGAAAATAATGACAAACAAGATAGTTATGGTGGAGCACCAGTAACACAAAGAACAGACGTACAAACAGATTTATCATTTTATAGGGCTAGATAATGCAAATACCTTTTGGAGAATGGCTACCTGATCAACCAGAACATGGAATGAAAGGTGCTAACGTAGCAACTAATGTTTATCATGCTTTGGGATCTTATAAAAGATTCCCATCATTAGTATCATATTCTACTAATAACATTGGAAAAAATGCTAAAGGTGCAGGATCATTTAGAGATAATGCTAACAATATTTATAACTTTGTAGCAACTAAAACAGATATATATCAATTAGCATCAGGAACATTTACATCTCGTAAATCAGGATTAACTGGTGATGAAGATGATTTTTTTACATTTACACAATTTGGTAACTATGTAATTGCAAGTAATGGAGTAGATCAACCTCAATATTATTTAATGGGAACATCTACTAATTTTGCAAATCTTAATGCAATTCAAACAGCAGGTACTACACCTTTATTTAGAACTACAGGAGTTGTTCGAGATTTTTTAGTAAGTGGAAACATTAGTACAGCTACTAACAGAATACATTGGTCTGGTATTAATGATATTAGTGCATGGTCAGGTAAACAATCTGACTTTCAAGACTTACCTGGATCAGGTGGTAAAATAGTTCATGTAACCTCTGGAGAGGTAGGATATGTATTTAGGCAAAATCAAATAATTCGTATGGACTATGTTGGTGGAGCAGTAGTATTTAGGCTATCAGTAATATCACCAAACAGAGGAGCTGTATATGGACAGACAGTATGTCAAGATAACAGAGATGTATTTTTCTATTCAGATGATGGCTTTTATCAAATTAATGGTGATAGCGTAGCACCTATTGGTGTAGAAAAAGTAAACAGATTTTTTGATTTAGATTTAAACAAAGCATATACAGATAGAATTAAAGCAGCTACTGATCCATTTAATCAGTTAGCTATGTGGGCATATCCAAGTAAAGATGCAGTAGCATCTGGTGGAATATGTGATAAGATTATAATCTACAATTATGCTACTAAAAAATGGTCTTTGGCAAAAGCACAAACAAGTGTAATATTCCCACAATTTGTAGGAGCATTTACTGTAGAACTAATGGATATTATTTCTCAAAACCTTGAAGATATTAATGCTGCATTAGATACAGATTATTGGTCAGGTGGACAAATGTTTTTAGGTGGAATAAATGAAGATTTTAAAGCTGCAATCTTTTCAGGAAACTCTAATGAATGTGAAATAGAAACAGCAGAAATTGAAGGATTTCCTGGTGCTAGAACTAACATTCAAGGAGTTAGACCAATAGTAGATGCAGTCTCAACTGTTACTGTTAAAACTAGAGAAAGATTAGCAGACACAGAAACTGAATCTAGTTCATCTTCTATGGTAGATAGTGGTATTAATCCTGTTAGACAATCAGGTAGATATATAAGAGCAAATGTTAAAATAGCTTCAGGTACTAATTTTAATCATGCACAAGGTATAGATCTTGTTGCATCACAAGCAGGATATAGATAATGGCAGATACAATAGATATAGATAATGTAAGGTATTCTTTTGAAGCACAAGAGTATTTTCAAAGACAATTAGAACAAAGTGTGAACGAATTAATTAACAAAAATAATACTGAAAGCGATAAAGCATTCAGCTGGTTTATGAATTAGGAGTAATAAATGGCAGGAATAAAAGATTATAGTAGTACAGCAGGTAATAATACATCAGTAGGAGGTGTATCTATTGCCGAAGGAATGTTGCCTTCAAACATCAACAATGCTTTTCGTGCTGTTGCTGCTGATATAAGAGAATGGTACAATGACTCGCAATGGGTTATTTATGGAGATGGAGATGGAGCTCATACATTTGCATATGCAAGTGGAACATCTTTTACAGTTAATGGAGCAAACGTAACTTCTATTTATGAAGCTGGAAGAAGAATTAAAGTAGTAGCATCAACGCCTGGTACAATATATGGAACAATTGCTAGTTCATCTTTTTCATCAAATACTACAGTTAATGTAACTTGGGATTCAGGAAATTTAAGTAATGAATCTTTAGTTGTATACATAGCAGCTCTTTCAAAAAGTAATACATCTATACCTGGTGGTTCAATAGGAACCACTCAAATAGCTGATGATTCAGTATCTACTGCAAAAATACAAGCAGATTCAATTAATGGATCTAAAATAGCAAATGATAGTATAGACAGCGAACATTATGTTGATGGTTCAATAGACACAGCTCATCTTTCTGCTGATGCAGTTAATGGCACTAAACTAGCTGACGATTCAATTAATTCAGAACATTATGTAGATGCTAGTATTGATACTGCACACATTGCAGACTCACAAGTTACTACAGCAAAAATTGCTGATGACGCTGTAACTGCTGCTAAAATAGCAGATGCAGTTTTAGTAACAGCTTCTGAACACGCATCTCATACACCAGACGAAGTTACTGTATTAACTACAGCTGGTTCTGATGCTAGATATTTTAGACAAGATTCAAACGAAACAATTACTTCAGGTGTAACTTGGTCATCTGGAGATACTCATGTTGCTACTACACAAGCAATTGATAATAGAATTATAGATTTAGTAGATGATGTTGGAGGTTTTGTTCCAATTGCAAATGAATTAGCATTTCCTAATGCAAATCCAGATGTTAATAATGGAGCTGGTACTCTTGTTAGTATTAAAACACTTTCAACAAATTATACATCAAGTGGTAGTGGAGTTATCTCTATTTCAAATGGAACAGTAGGAAATTCTACAGTTACTATTAATGGAGCTGAAAATAGCACAACTTACAGCTCTGGATATGGAATGATTGTAGAAACTACTACAACATTAAATACTTACACATTTCATAGATTAGTTCCAAAAGCTACTGAAGTTACTACAGTTGCTGGAAAAGCAACTCAAATAGGATTACTTGGAACAAGTGATGCAGTAGCAGATATGAATACCTTAGGTACAGCTCAAACTGTATCTGACATGAATACACTTGCAGCAATAAGTGGATTAAATACATTGGCAGCAAACTCTGCAAATGTAACAACTGCTGTAAGTAATTTAAGTTCTATTAACAACTTTGCAGAAGTATATAGAATAGCATCATCGGCTCCCACAAGTTCACTAAATTCTGGAGACCTTTATTTTGATACGAGTTCAGATACTTTAAAAGTTTATGGAGGTTCTGGATGGCAAAATGCTGGATCTTCAGTAAATGGTACATCTGCTAGGTTTAAATACGTAGCAACTTCTAACCAAACTTCTTTTTCTGGTAGTGATGCAAATGGAAATACTCTTGCATACGATTCAGGATATATAGATGTTTATATGAATGGAGTTCATTTAGATCCTTCAGATTATACAGCATCAAGTGGATCTTCAGTTGTATTAGCATCAGGTGCTGCAACAGGAGATATTATTTACATAGTTGGATTTGGAACATTTAATGTAGCTGCTATTAACGCTGCTAATATTTCATCAGGAACTTTAAATGATGCAAGATTACCTACAACAATGGCAGGTAAAACACTTACTACTGCTACAGTAGAAGCTAATAGTTTAACTGCTAGAGGAGATGGATCTTCAGCTGCAGGACAAATTATTTTAAATTGTGAACAAAATTCACATGGTGTTAAGATTAAATCACCACCACATTCTGCTGCACAAAGTTATACTTTAACCCTTCCATCTTCTATAACAAATGGTTATTATTTAAAAACAGATGGTTCAGGAAATTTATCTTTTGCAGAAGTACCTCAACCAACAGTACCAACTGTAGCTAATGTTTCACAAACTATAGCACCAGCTACAGCTACAACTATAAATATTACAGGTACAAATTTTAGTGGAATACCAATAGTACAATTTGTTAAATCAGATACAGGTGCTATTACATCTTCTAATACAGTTAGTTTAACTAATGCTACTACACTTTCAGTAAACTGTACTTTAGCATCAGGAACTTACTATGTAAGAATAGAATTAGAAAATGGTAGAGCTGCAAGAAGTACAAATGCAATTATTACTGCATCTACAGCTCCATCATTTAGTACAGGAGCAGGATCTTTAGGAACATTTGCTGGAAACTTTTCTGGTACACTTGCAACAATTGCAGGATCTTCAGATAGTACAGTAGCTTTTTCTGAAACAACATCAGTATTAACTGGAGCTGGAGTTACTTTAAATACTTCAACAGGTGCTTTGACAACAACAGATTTTGGTGCTAGTTCAACTACACCAACAACATATACGTTTACAATAAGATTAACAGACGCTGAAGGACAGACTACAGATAGAGAATTTTCTATGACATCTAGCTTCGGTGCAACAGGTGGAGGACAATTTAACTAATGGCTAGTACATATTTAACAAGAAATCCAGGTTCAGCAGGTAATAGAAAAAAATGGACTTTTTCAGCTTGGGTAAAAAGAGCTAAATTAGGTTCTGCACAAGCTATGTTTACAGCAGGATTTAGTGCAAATAATGTTGATACTTTGCAATTTGATGCAAGTGACCAAATTTCATGGTTTAGTTATGATGGTAATACTGATTATGCTATTTTAACAAATGCAAAATTTAGAGATTGTAATGGTTGGTATCATATTCAAGCTGTTTTAGACACAGGAAATGCAACTGCAAATGATAGAGTTATACTTTATGTAAATGGTGAAAGACAAAGTCTTGCTACAAATACTATGCCATCACAAGATTATAATGGAATTTTTAATAACAATAGTACTGCTCATTATATAGGTCAATATGGTTGGAACTCAAACGCATATTTTGATGGAGAAATGAGCCATGTTCATTTTTCAGATGGCTATGCTTTAGCACCAACAATATTTGGTTCAACAGATAGCACAACTGGAGAATGGAAAATTAATACTTCTCCTAGTTTTACACTTGGTACAAATGGTTTTACAATTCTTAAAGATGGAAATACAATAACAGACCAATCATCTAATTCTAATAACTGGACAGTAGCTGCAGGTACACTTACAAAAACAGAAGATTGTCCAAGCAATGTTTTTGCTACATGGAATCCTTTAATGCCACAATCAGCAATTTATTCAAATGGAAATACATCAGTTAATCAAACTACTGACGCAAGTTATAGACCAATTTATTCAACCATTGCAACACCAACAACTGGAAAATTTTATGCAGAATTTAAAGCTGTATCTGGTTTTGATAATATTAATAAAGCAGTAGGATTTATTGATGTTGATTTAACTTTTGCACCAACAGCTCATATTGAAGCATATTCAACATCTGGTTCTTATGGTGCTAATGGTAGAGCTTCTTATAATGGAACAGCAGATACATCAGTACCACAATATACAAATGGTGATATTATTGGAATAGCTTTAGATTTAGATAATGGAAAATCATATTTTCATAAAAATGGAACTTATATAAATTCTGGAAATCCAACTACAGGAAGTAATGGTTATACTGTTACAACAGGAAAAAGTTATGCTTTTGTAGCAATAGTTATTAATCAAGGTGGTTCTAATCTTTGGTCAGCAAACTTTGGCAATGGCTACTTTGGAACAACAGCAGTATCTAGTGCAGGAACTAACGCAAGTGGATTAGGAATATTTGAGTATGATGTACCAACAGGCTACACAGCTCTTTGTACGAAAGGATTAAACGAATAATATGGCATATACAACAGTAAATAAGTGTACTTCAGTACATAACACTTTAAACTATACAGGTAATAATTCCACAAATGCACAAACAGGATTAGGTTTCCGACCAGATATAGTCTGGAACAAGAATAGAGGAGCAACAAATGATCATGTTATTCATGATTCTATTAGAGGTGTAAGTGCAAGATTAAAAATGGGTCTTAACTCAAACGCAGATACAACAGACCCTATGGCATCTTTTGATAGTGATGGTTTTACTATGACAGGTACAGGTGGTGGAATTAATGCTAATAACGAAACATATGCTAGTTGGTGCTGGAAAGCAGGAACAACATCTGGTTTATCTGGTGGAACAATAACACCAACTTCTTATTCAATTAATACTACATCAAAAATAGGAATTTATAAATATACTGGTAATGGTACAGGTGGTGCAACAATAGCACATGGACTTGGAGTAGTACCTGCTTGTATTTGGATTAAAGCCGAAACTGGAACAGAAGATTGGGTTATGTATCATCAAAAATTAAATGGTGGAACTAATCCACAAAATTACCATCTTAAAATTAGATCATCTTCAAGAACAGAAGGTACTTCTACTAATTATTGGAATGACACAGCACACACAAATTCTTTATTTAGTTTAGGAAGTGATGGTGGTGTAAATGGCAATGGTGTAGTTTATATAGCTTATGTTTTCGGAGAAGTAACTGGCTATTCTGCATTTACTCAATATCAAGGCAATGCTTCAACAAATGGTACATTTTGCTATTTAGGTTTTAAACCTAAAACATTAATCATTTGTCGTAGAAATAGTAATGATGAAATAGAAATATATAACGATAGTAGAGCAGGATATAATGCAGCCAACTATCATATAAATATGAATTTGGATTCAGCAGAAGATACAAGTAGTGGAAGATTAGATTTATTAAGTAATGGTTTTAAATTAAGAGTAGGTTCATCTGGTCCACTAAATGCAGATGCACCATATTTAGTTATGGCTTGGGGTCAATCATTAGTAGGTTCAAACAACATACCATGTACAGCGAGGTAATATGACAAGAGCAAGAGATTTAGCAAATTTAATATCCAGTGGTAAGATTGAGTTAGGTGAAATAGCGACTGATACTCAGGCTTCTTTAGGTAACACAGATCTTTATGGATTTAAAAAAACCAATGGTACTGGGTCACAACTAGAAGATTTAGTAATGACTTATACTAATGGAGCTGATAATATATCAGTAGCAACAAACGATGGTTCTCAAACAGATTTATATGATGAGAGCTTTTTTAGTAAAAAAGGACTTAGTTTTACAGTAAACTCTGATGGAGAACTGGTAGTAACTGTCTAATTAACAACAACAATAAAAAGGAAAAATAATGGCAACAGTAAACTTAGGAAGAATAAAACCTGTGTTTCGTGGGGCATACTCTGGCTCAACAGCTTATGTTGTTGATGACATAGTTACCCATTCAGATGAAACATATATATGTATTCAAGCTCATGGAGCTGGTACACAAGCAGTAACGCAAACAGCTTATTGGAGTAAACTAGCAGCAAAAGGTGCTGATGGTACTAATGTAGCAACAACTTTAACAACACAAGGTGATATACTTTACAGAGATGGAAGTGGATTACAAAGACTAGGTGCAGGAACTTCAGGACAATTCTTAAAAACACAAGGTACAGGTGCTAATCCAGTTTGGGGAGATGTATCAGCAGGTCTTTCACCATCAGCTTTTTATAATTTAAATAGTGATACTAGTAATAAAAACAGTCAAACTTGGTACACAATAGGTGGGTCAAGTATTCCTGCTACAGAAATTTATGATACCGATAATGCTTGTACCAATGGAGTTTTTACAGTTCCAAGTGGAAAAGCAGGAACATATTTAGTTAATATTTTTAGTTCTCATACTGGGGGCTCTAATCATGGAAGTTCAGATGGAACTCTGCACAGATTACAAGTAAGTACAGATAGTGGTTCTTCTTGGACAGTTACACCGACCAACGGAGAATATAAAACTAAATTTTTACATTCTCCAGGTGCAGAAATGGCAGGTGCTTTTTCAACTCACATTGCTTACAATTTAAGTGCAAGTCATCAATTAAGAGCACAAGTTTGGTCTTACAAAGGTGGCTCTACTGATGTTGTGTGGAGAGCAGGAGACACTAATGGTGGTGGTGCTGGTTCAACAGCAGGAACATATTTCCAATTAATGAAAATATTTTAAGGAGTAAATTATGGATATAAAAAATATAACAAACCCAATTAGAAAAATTGAAAAATATCTTGGTTCAAGAATAACTGAAAATAATGTTGAAATTGTAGATGATGTTATTGAAGTTTGGAATGTAGATGGCAAAACAATGCCAACTGCTGAACAACTTAATTCATTTGATGCAGAAGTTTTAGCAGATATTCAAGCAGAAGCAGATGCTATTACTGAAAAAGAAAATTTAAAAGCTAGTGCTAAAGCAAAGTTAATTGCAGGAGAAGCATTAACTGAAGATGAGGCTAATACAATAGTTTTATAGTGGCTAATAATTACAAAAACGCTAAAGTAGATCTAACTACTACTAATCTTACTTCTGTAATAACAGTAGCAAGTGGATCTACAGTTATTGTAAAATCTATAATAGCATCAGAAGATGCAGGTAGTACACCTTCATTAACATTAACATTAGTTAATGGATCAGATATTTTTAACTTATACAAAGATAAAGCATTTAGTTCTAAACAAACATTAGAATTACTTACTCAACCTTTAGTGCTTAGTTCAGGGGAGATACTAAAAGCACAATCGTCTGCTGGAAATCAGCTGCATATTGTGGTATCATACCTTGAAATAACGTGATTGAATTAATTTTTATACCAAAAGATAAAGTAGAATCTGCCTGGCCATTAGTAGTAGAAGATATTGCTAATGCACTAGCTAGATCTAATGGATATGCTTTGGCAGAACACATTAGAAAATGGATCTTAGAAGATAAGATGCAACTATGGATTCTTTGGGATCAAGATAATAAAACGTATTATGGAACAGTAGTTACTGAAGTAATACAAAGACCATTACAACGATGTCTTAATATTAAAATTATGACTGGTAAGCATCGTGAAAAATGGCAACACTTAATAAAACATATTGAAGAATTTGCCTGGCAAAACAAATGTGATTTATTAGAGTTAGTAGCAAGACCTGGGTGGAAGAAAGTTCTAAAACCTTTTGGTTATAAAGAAAGTCATATATTATTAGAAAAGAAAAAGGAGAAATAAACTATGTCATCAGGAGGAGGGGGTACAACTACTACCAACAACGCTGCTCAGCCTTACGCACCAGCAGAACCAGCATTAAATCAGATTATATCTGAAGCTGGAACTATATATAATCAAGGCCCAACAGCTGCAGGGTATGTAGCACCCACACAACAAACTTTACAAGGTTTAGCTGCGTCTGAAACTATGGCAGGAGCTGCTAACCAACAAATATTAGATACTATCCAAGGCCAGTATACCAATCCATTCTTATCTCCTATGATTGCACAAGCTGGTAAAGATGTTTATTCTAGTGTTGCAGGACAGTTTAGTGGAGCAGGAAGAACACCTACAAGTATGGGAGCTCAAAATGCTGTAATAGGACAAGTAGCAGACAAAGCTATGCCTTTTGCTTTCCAACAATTAGAAAGAGAAAGAAATAGACAACTTCAAACAGCAAGAGCTGTACCTAGCTTAACAGCAGTAGGTGGAGCTTTAGAAGATATACAAAGACAACAACAAATGGCACCTCAACAATCATTAGCTCAGTACTACAATACTGTAGCTCCTATTGCATATGGATTGCCAACACAACAAGTAACAACACAAGCACCAGAACCAAATAAACTTGGTATGGCTGCAGGAGGAGCTATGACAGGAGCAAGTATGGGATATATGTTCGGAGGAGCACCTGGAGCTATGACAGGAGCAGCAATAGGTGGTTTAGGTGGATTATTAGGAGGACTATTATAATGAACTTAAAAGAACATATACCACATTTTGTGGCAGAACATAAAAAAGCAATAGCAGTAGCTGTTGTTATTTTAGTTATAGCAATAATTATATAAGGATTAAAATGCCAGGACATCATGGAGGACATTCATCGTCTACCAATCAAGGCCCAGCAGGTGGACAATCATCTGGGGGAAATTATAGTGGTGGTGGAAATACTTCAAACAATGGAGATCCAAGTGGTAATCATGGTAATAATAACCAAGGTTCAGATCATGGTCATTCAAGATTTGATGTAGGCTCTGGTTATTATGGAGAACCAACAACATCTACACCATCTTCAAATGATAATAATAACAATGTTACAGATCCAGGTCTTGTTGTTGCTTTAAATAATAAAAAATTACAAGATTATAAAACTTCTTTAGGTCAAATGGATGATGCTATGGGAGTAGGTACAATTACAAATGCTACTTATAATGCAAAAACAGGTTTAGTAGATTACGATCAAACACCAGGTATTATTACTACAGAACAATATCAAACAGCTAATTTAGGTGCATATTTAGATTCACCAGATGTTAGTGATAAAGCTAAAACTAAAACTTTAAATCAATTACAAGCATTATCTAATTCAAATTTAAAAGGTAGTAAACTATCTAACATTGAAACAGATTTTGTATTAGATAATTTAGATTCAGCTTTTAATAATATTAAAAATCAAACTAAATATAGTAAATATACTTCATCAATAGATGAAACAAATACAACTTTTGCAGATGATTTTAGTAAAAATCCTTTAGGTACTGCTGTAAAATCTGGTGGTGTTCTTGGCACTATGTACAAAAGCATTACAGATAATTATAAAAATAATAAAGCATTAGAAACTTTAGGTTATACAGGAAAAACAATTAAATATAATCCTGATGGTTCTGGTGGATTTAATTATGGTGGTGGTTTTTTAACTGGTAATGCTAGTGAAGGTGAAAGAGATGCTGTAAATCAATTAACACCTCAAGCTGCTAATATTATTGGTGGAACACAACAACAAGCATCACAAGCAGCTCAATGGTATAATAGCATTGGAAGCAATACTCAACAATTTAACTTTGCAACTGCTTATGCAAATGCTAAAACTAAAGTTTCACAAACATTAAATAATAAAGGACAAGTAGGATTACTAGCTGTAAATGAAAGTCCATTTTACAACTGGCTTAAAACAAAAAATTTAGATAGAGGAATATTATAATGGGTTTATTAGATATATGGAATGACTGGAAAAAGGAAAATCAAGGTACAGTCCAAGACGATTTTTCAGGTATGAATAGTGATATGCAAACTGGTAGTTTAAATACTGCTGGTGGAGTAGAAAATCCTTTATACAATAGAAAAGAATCTCCATTAATTAAAAATCCTATATTTAATACAAATATGTTTCCTCCAGGACAAGGGCAAGTTAAAATAGGTGGCAAAACAATTAATTTACCTCAATCTGTATTAACAGAAAATGCTAAAGTTAAACAAAACGAAGCTATTAAACAAGCACAAGTAAATGCATCTAATACAACACCTTTAACAGATTCTATTACACAAGGTGGTACTGGTGTTAAAGAAGCTGAAGATATGGGCTTTATGCAAAAACTATCTAACATGGCAGGTGTAGACTTTGATAAAGCTGCAGCTAATTGGAAAGATAAAGGTGGCTTTGAAGGACTTATGGCTAACCCTGCATTTAGTTTAGGACTAGCATTAATGCAATCATCAGCTAATGGTAAAACAATTAACCAAGGTATATTAGATAACTTTGTTAAATCTGCTAAAATATCATCAGAATTTAAAGACAGAATAGAAGCTAGAAAACAAGAACCTATACAAGCTACTGAAGCTGATATTGGTGAAATGAAAACAATGTTAGAAAGATTTAAAATTGCTGAACCTAACATTTGGGAGAAAGGATTTAGTTTTCTTAAAGGTGAAAATGCAACAGCAGATTATGATAGAGCTGTAGAATCTATAGCAATTGAATATCAAAAACGTATTGCAGCTGCACAAAAGAATAACAAATCAGGTAAACCTTTAGTTATTGATAGTAATTTTAAAGAAAAAATACTTAAAGATTTATTAAACTCTAAAGACTTTAAAGAAAAAAAAG